CGCGCAAGCGAATAAACGCCAGGTCTCGTTTCGGATACCGCTGCACCATTGATTGGGTGACTAAGACATTGCTCACGCCAGGGCGAATATTGCAATTTTCTTCATCAACCACATCCACGTAGAAGTTACCTTCTGCGGGGATAGCGTGATTATTGCACATATACACACTTCCGCGGACATTCAACGCAGTGACAGTACGTAACTTATCACCGCGTGTGTGAAGAACAACGGTTGCGCGTTCAATGTGCTTCCGAATCACCTCAGGATCACGGCCTTTCGAGCACAGACTAGTCTGTGACAAATCTGACACATTGAAAGACAGGGGGTCAGCATATGACACTTCAGGCCGCTTCAAACCGTCCGGTTGGGGAGCTTTTCCAAGCTCGTCCACCATCACGGTATGGATTTGACCCTGAGTGTCCATTCGCCGCCACATGTCCCAAAGGGACACACCACCACGATAAATCGCGTAGCACGCTGCCAAGCTCGCTGCAATTACTGCTAGCTTCTTGACATTGCCAAATCGTGCTTTTACGTGGCGGCCCATGAACTTGAACACATCTCGTGTGATCTCAGCTTTATAAGAGCTGGCCATGACCCAACGCCAAAACCAATTCCCACCAAAAAGGAGGGAAAAGATTGCATTGAGAAAAGGCACACAGTGGATGCATACATACAAATGCATGTACCACAACATGACACACTGGGTGACAAAGCTCGAACTCCAGAAGAGATTTTGAGCAGTCAACTCCGTGCCATTGTACTCTTGTTCTGCCAAAAGTGTACTTTGATAGACGGCATGCAGATCGGCATTAGCCTCTCTTTCACCGAACAAATCGTGTTCCAAAGATTGCACTTCGGCACACGTACACCATTTCATAGGCATATTGCAAGCACAGACTTTTACATCACCAGCATGTTCCAGACTTTCGCGAACGATCTCCTGGATGCGGTGGTGTTCCAAAATCTGGCTATTAAACCACGGAAGAAAGGTACGCATTGTGGTGAAAGTTGCCACATGCTCCAATCTCCCTTGCTCTACGCCAGGTTTATCAATGGGCACCACACGCCTCACGTGAATGATCCAAAGATCATCATAAGCGCCGGGTGTTGATTCCGGACGCAAATGTGACGCAAGCATTCCTGGACGGTCATCCGTTTGATATTCCGCCTTCGGTTCTATCGTTAGAACGTAGGGGAAACGACGTTGAACGGCCAGTGGACACGAAAAATACGCATGCACATTCAAGTGCTGTGTATTCGTGGTTCCAATAACCAATTCCGCCATAACAGGAGTACGACCTTTGTCGCACAATTCTGCTTGTGCAGGAACGTATGGTGTGTTATTCTGAACATACAATAACTCCTGCAGAGACGGGTCTAATGTGCCAAGACTCGGGGACAAAAAACCAATGTCATCGAGCACGATGCACCATTTAGATGTGTCGTAACCGGACCAGAATTGCT